GGTAAGTCCTAAGTGCAATGGGAAAGCGGAACACTTGGACCACATCGTAAGCAGGGAGCTCGGAGGCAGTGATGCACTCGAGAATTTGCAAGCTTCCTGCGCGCCATGTAACAGGTACAAGGGCTCCGGTTTTTTAAACGGGAACCGTCCTCTTGACGCTAGTCCCCCCAAAATACCTCCCTTGACCGGGGACTACACTCGGAACCGTGGCCGTTCCCGCTGAAAGTCTGACCCTTGGCTCCGATCTGCCCAGGATCGGCGTAGACCTGGACCCGGCCCCCATCGCAGAGCTCCGAAAGGATGCCAAGGCCCTGGGAATCGAGTCCATGCCCTGGCAGGAATACGCATTGGGCGTAGCAGAGGCCACCAACCCGGACGGGTCCTACCTCTTCCCCGAAGTGGCCGATGTGGTAGCCCGCCAAAACGGGAAGAGTACAAAGCTGGCCCCCCTGATCCGCAAACGGGTACGGCTGGGACGCAGAATCTTGCACTCTGCCCAGGACCGTATCCTCCCGCGTCGGATCTTTGAGCTTGTTGCTTCCTCCTTCCCCAAGGGGGAGGCTAAGGTCCGGTTGGCAAACGGCCAAGAGGAAATCCGCCACGTATCCGGAGGCCGGTACAAGATCGTGGCCCCCCAACGTGGAGTCCGGGGAAACGATGCCGATGATTTGATCCTGGACGAAATCCGGGAGCAAGAGGATTGGGAATTCGTCAATGCAGCCAAGCCCACATTGACGGCTTCAGAGAATCCCCAAATCCTGTATCTGTCCAATGCTGGGCACGCCTATTCAGTGGTGCTTAACGATCTGAAGAAAAGGGCTGGGAAGGATCCGGCCCTGGCGTACATGGAATGGTCCGCTGACCCGGACCTCCATCATGGGGACGAGGATGGATGGGCCCAAGCCAATCCTGCCCTGGGACGCCTCTTCGGGGTAGACCGCCTCCGGACGATTTACCGGAGCTACATGGAGTCCGGGAATCTGGCCTCCTGGGAAACGGAGCACTTGTGCCGGTGGGTCCTGACCATGGCCCCCCGTCTTGTCCAAGACTCTCAGTGGCGGGCTTGCATGCGAGCGACGGAGGACCCCCTACGTCCCTCCATGGGGATCAGTGTGTCCCCGGACGGTAAACGGGCCTCTGCGGTGCTCTCATGGGCTCAGAGCGACGGTTCCATCGGGCTCCAGGTCCTGGCGGACGTAACCGGGGAACCGATAGACCTAGACGCCTTCGGGGAGGATCTTGTCCCCCTGGCACTCCAGGCCGGGGTCCAGGAAGTTTCGTTTGATCCCTGGACCGATCAACAGCTAGCCCGTTACTTCCCCACGGCCAAGCCCCTCCAGGGTCCGGCCTTTGCCAATGCCACGGAGCGTTTTGTACGGATGGTGGAAACCGGACAACTCCATTGGCTCTTCGCGGAGGCCGTAACCATGGACCTTCCCTACACGGCCAGAAAGCAAACCTCCGGGACCGCGTTTGTAGCTGACCGGGCAGATCCAAGACGGGCAATCACTGCATCCTTGGCAGCGATCAGGGCAGTGTGGATTGCGGCCCTTCCCAATCAGGGGCCTCCCTCCGTATACTGAAAGCTCGAGGTTTCTCCCTCGTCCTCGGGCCCCGGTTGACTTGTCCCGGGGCCCGCCTCCTTTCCGGGGTATCCCCTGGACGGTTGCGGTATAGTCCAGTCGTGAAATTGACCCGGGCAGAAGTTAAAGCGGCTTTTGCCATTGACTCTTTTGTGGACTCTCCCGGGCTAACCGAGCAATTGGCAGCCGTGCAGGGCATCCGGCTTGACTCCTGGAACCCTCCCAGTATTAGGGAAGCCCTTTCGGTTCCTGCGGTATTCAGAGCCGTTTCGCTTATCTCCAATACCGTGGGCATGCTTCTCATGGAGGCATTCCGGGATGGAGTCAAGCTCGAAGAGCAACCAACTCTGGTTACCCGTCCTGGGATAGACGGCACTCCCCGTGATTTCTGGCGGGATTCCGCTTGGGGCTTGGCTACTCGAGGGGAATTCTTGTGGCGCATTGTTGACCGCAACCTGGAGGACAACCGGGCCCGCAAGCTAATGATCCTGCCCCCGGCAGAGGTGACGGTTAGCTGGGACAAGATCATTCCTTTTATGCGGATCTACAAATGGCGGAACATGGACCTGGACCCCCAGGATGTTGTTCACGGCTTCTTTGCCCGGGATCCCTGGGGCCTCAGGGGGTTCGGACCATTGCAGCTATGCGGTGCAGCTTTGAGCGCAGCCGTGGAAGCTGAAGAGTGGGCAGCCCGTTTCTTTTCTGAAGGCGGCATCCCTTCGGTAGTCCTCAAGTACGCTACTAAGCTGGATCCTAAAGAGGCCAAGCGGCTCCTGGCGCAATGGAACGAAAAGAAGGGGAACATTGCTCGAGTAGTGGATATGGGGCTGGACCTCCAGGACTCCCAAATCAACCCCGAGCAGGGCCAGCTATTGGAGTCCCGGCAGCATTCCTCCGGCAACGCTGCAACCATGTTCGGGATCAACGGCCACCTTCTTAATTACGCACAGTCCGGGAGCTCTTTGACGTATCAAAACGTGGGAGAGGTGTTCGTCGATTTTGTGCGGACTACCCTGGCTGGGGGTTATATGGTTCCTATCGAGGATGCTGTTTCCGATCTTCTGCCCAGGGGTCAATCCTCCCGGTTTAACGCGGATGAGCTCTACCGTGCCGATATCAAGACCCAGGCGGAGGTTTACAAGACTCTGGTTGACGCGGGCATGCAACAGGAAGAGGCATCTCGCAGGGCCGGGTTTGACCAGTCTGCGGAGCTTGCTTCCATGCCGCTACAATCGGTCCCACGAATTGAGGTTCCCCAATGAGCGAAGAGCTCCAGCTAGACGGGAAGATTCTCTCGTTTGATCGGGACAAACGGGAGGTGGAGGTTTTCCTGCTGCCCTGGGACACTGACGCGGAACAGGCGTCCGGGGTCCATCGGTTTGCACGGGGTGCTTTTGCAGAGGTGGACCCTAAGCGGTTTGTGTTCCGTCAGAGGCACCAGGACCCTCCAACCGGACGTGGGTTTAAGCTCACGGAGGAAGAGGACGGGCCCCACCTTTTCCTGAAGGTGTCCAAGACTCAGGCTGGGGACGAACAGCTAGCGCTTATTGAGGACGGGGTAGAGGACGGGGTATCGGTTGGGTTCGATACAAGCGACCATACAAAAGAACGGTTGCAAGATGGACGTACCCGGTATACTCACCTCGGATTTAGCAAGGCAAGACAACTCGAGGTTTCCACGACCTGGAAGCCAGCTTTTCCCCAGGCTCGGGTACTTAGTGTGATGGAGGCTCAGACAGTGGGCGAAGATCAGGCCCCGGCGGTGGAGGCTTCCCAGCCCGAGCCCCAGGTAACCCCTGCGATGGTTCAGGCGTTTGAGGACCGCATTAAAGAGCGGTTTGAGGCCCTACAGGATCGGATTGCAGCTACCGGCCTTCAGATGCCGGATAGCCTGAAGGTGGAGCTTGACCGCAAGGTGGAGCTTGGAAAGGACCTTCAGAATCCTGAAGTCCTGAAGGCGTTTGCGATTGACGATGTTATTTCCTCGGATAACTTGGGCGTTATCCCGGAAATGCGCTCTTCGCAGATTATCGGGATTATTGACGCTTCCCGGCCCTTCCTCGAGTCCACAAGCCGCGAACCTCTTCCCCCGGCTGGGGAAACCTGGAAGTTCCCGAAGATCACACAACGCCCGGAGGTTGGCAAGCAGACCACAGAGAAGTCAGAGGTTGCCAGCCAAAAGACGGTTATTAGCTCCGAAGATTTCTCAATGGAAACCTACGCGGGGGCGGGGGACCTTTCCATTCAGCTAATCAAGCGGAGCTCCCCGGACTTCCTCCGTCTGTGGGAACAGCTTTTGGGCGAGCAGTACGCAATCGCTACCGATAACGCGGCGGTGGATGCCCTGCTAGCTGAAAGCGCAGTGGTGGAGGGGACCGGGGACTTTGACCCGTCCAGCCCATCATTCGGAGAGGCATTCGAGAACGGGGCTGCTGCTGCCCTGGGCCGTCCGGGGTTGCTGCCCAACCGGATCTGGCTTAGCACGGCTGCTCTGGTTGCCTTCATTAAGGCCAAGAGCCCAACCGGAGGCGGTGGGACTCCCCTGTATCCGGGTCTTGCCAATATCTCAGGGGTCCAGGCGGATGGATCGGGGGCGGGACCGGCGGGCTTTAACATGCGTCCGGTTTGGGTTCCGGCCTTGGATGATGAGTCAGTGGACATCATCATTGGCCCCTCCCAGGGGTTCCGGTGGACGGAGGATGGAACCTACGTTCTAACCGCCGATGTTCCGGCCAAGGCTGGACGGGACGTTGGGTTGGTTGGGATGATCTGGTTCGCTCCGGTGTACCCGGCAGCCTTCACAACCTACACCCTCGCTAGCTAGACTAGGGCCATGGATTGGCCCACGGTAGACGCGCTCAAGAGGCGTTTGGGTATCCGGAATGATGATTCCGGAATAGACCTGGACGCCTCTAACGCGCTCGATGCAGCTATCGAGCAAGTGACCCTGGACACAGGGTTTGACCCGGACCTGGACTCCGGGACACTCCAGGTGACGGCTTCTCTGTATGAGGCGGCTTTGTTCCTGGCGGTGGCAACCTACAAAGCCCCCGAAGCCCCCCACGGAGTAGCGGCCATTTTTGATATGGGCGGGATCTACGTAGCCCGTCAGAATCCGCACTATGACCGGCTTCTGGTAGGGCAACGGGTACGGTTCGCGATTGACTAGCCCATCGGAGGAATTGGTAACCCTGCTGGGGGACGCGGACCTTCCCTCCGGAACCAACATTTATCCGTCCCCCACGGACAAGGTAGAAGCCCCGGCTATCGTCATTCGTCCGGACTCTCCGTGGATGCAGCCAAACCGATTCTGTGCGGAGCTCGAGTCCTATAACGCGGTGTGTGTGGTGACGGCTAGTACCCCGTCTGACGGAATCGCTATGCTCCGCTTGCTTTCGCTTGCCATAATTGACGTGCTGGAATCTCCCTGGGATTGGGTTTCCGTGGAGGGGCCAGTGATAGACGAATCAACCGGAGTACCATTCATGGCTAGCCGGGTCCGGCTGACGTACGCAAATGGAGGCTCGGAGTAGTGGATATCCCTATCGTCACAAAGCGCCCCACAGTGGTTTTCCAGCCTTTGGACGAGGACGGGGATCCCACGGGCAGTCCGGTTGATGTTTCCTGTGACTTTGAGTCTATCGAGCTCACGGTAGACACCCCGGTCACAACCCTTACGACCTTCTGCGGAACCGTCCAGATTCCAGACGAACCGGAGATTGGTTGCGATTGCACGGTAGCCGTTAACGATGCCACCTCCGGACGCTGGAGTGGGTTGGTTGGGGATTCCGTGGAAGTCCAGATCAAAGACCGGACCACTGATACAAGCTACCGGGCTTTTGTGTCCCAGGTTCCGATTGACCCCTCCCTGTACGGGACAACGGAACCGGGCGAGCCCAGGACGGTGGACTTTGCTCTGCCGGTGCTGTCGGAGGTAACCCTAGTTACCCCGAGCTAATCAGGCGGGGGGTTTGGGAACATGCATTACCCCAGCCCCCCAACTCCCCCAAGGAAGAGGTGAGAAATGGATAACCACCTAGAGCGCTCCCGCATTGACGAAATCCTGGAGGCTATGACCGCTCGGGATATCTTCGCGGCCATGCCTTCGGGACAAGAGCCCGGAGAGGTGAAGGGGGCCGAGATTGCGGCCCAGGCATTCGAGCATGCAGCCGAGCGTCAGGGTCACGGGTCCCTAGCCCTGGACCGGGTTAGGCCCAGCGACGCTACGTACCTAGCTGCCAAGCTTGGGGAGATTTTCTCGGAAGGCCCAAAAGACGAAAGTACCGATCCATTGCCCAATTCGTCCGGCACTGGAGAATCAGTCCCGAGCTCCTAACCGGGCCCATGCCTGACGGTATGCCACTGCCGATGTATCTTGCCTTTCTCGAGCACCAGGAACGGGAAGCCAAGGAGCTCAAGAAGGCTCAGGCCAAGAGAAAGGGCAAGCGGCATTGACCACTAGGACCGTTACCCAGGCTGAGGCCCAGCGGATCTTTAAACGGCTCCAGGAAAAGCTTGTGGAGCATCCCGGGTTGGCTGATACCTACCTGGAAGCCGTCCTCAAACAAGCCCAGGGGCTAGCGGCTTCCCATCCGTCCCCCCAATCCCGTATGGCTGCTGAAGGCATGGGGGTTCGTAACGGGACCATCCTCTCCCTTTCCGGGGGACCCCCTGGAGAGGTTGCTGAAGGGTCCGAATTCGGGTCAACCATCTACCGTCAATTTGGACCCCGGAGGACTCGGGGCTATTGGCTTTTGCCTTCTGCCGAGTCCCCGTCAGAAGCTACACTGGCCGTGGGGGACGAATGGTTGGATGATGCCGTAGAGGACTCGATCCGTGGCCTCTAAGCTCAAGCTCCAGGTAGATGTTGACGTAACCGGGGCAGACAAGCTTTCGGGGATTGGGGCTGGGCTTCAGCGAACCGGGGCCAATCTAACCAAATTCGTAACCCTGCCTATTCTCGGGTTAGGGGCTGCTTCCCTGGCAATGGCGGGGGATGCGGAGAAGTCTGCTGCTCTGCTGAATGCGGCTTACAAAAATATGGGGGACAAGAGCGGAAAGACTCTTGCCCAGCTACAGCAACAGGCAGAGGACTTCGGGCAAGCAACTACCTTTGATGATGAAGGCATCATGGAGGCCCAAGCCGCCCTCCTGACGTTCGGAGCGGTGAGTGGGGATGCCTTTGACCGGGCCATTAAGGGGGCCGCAGACTATGCAGCCGCCACGGGTACGGATCTGGTGGCAGCTACCAAAACCCTGGGAAAGGCCCTGGCCGATCCTACGGCTGGACTTGGGCGATTGGCCCGGGCCGGAGTGGTATTCACAGAGGCACAGAAGGAGCAGGTCAAAGCTCTCCAGGAATCCGGGGATCTGCTTGGGGCCCAGGATATCATCTTGGCCCAATTTGAGGCCCGTTATGCAGGGGTCAACGCAGAGCTCCGGAGTACGGATGCGGGGGCGGCTGCCCAAGCTTTCGAGGATCTAGCCAATGCCGGGGAGGACGTGGGGGCTATCTTCCTCCCCGTTCTAGGGGGATTGGCTCGAGGACTCTCGTCAGTGGCACGATGGTTTACCGATCTTCCCCCGGAAATGCAGGGCTTCATTGTGGCCGTGCTGGGGATTGCGGCTGCGGTTGGTCCGGTTGTGTTTGTGGTGGGCAAGCTGATTGGATCCTTCCAAGCAGTGGGGGCAGCCTTTAAGGTTTTGTCTGCAATCTTCCTTGCCAATCCCTGGGTAGCTTTGGCTGCTGCGGTCATTGCGATTGCTGCCCTGATAATCGCCAATTGGGACAAGATTTGGGGCTTCTTG